CGAAGAACGCGAGTGGATTCACGATATCAAGCGTCTCTACAATTTCGACATAACGCCACACCAGATTTCCTGGTGGCGATGGAAGATGGCGGAAGTCATTCAAGACGAAGTCCTGATGTATCAGGAATTCCCGCCGACGGAAGATTACGCCTTCATCATGTCCGGCTCAGCATTTTTCTCGATTACGCGCTGCACCGACATGATGCGAACAGCGCGCGAGGAAACGCCGAAATTCTTCCGTTACATCATGGGCGACAATTTTCAGGACATCAATGTCGTCGAAACCAAGGAACAACTAGCGACTCTGAAAGTTTGGGAAGAACCAAACGATAACGCGGTTTATGTCATTGGTGCAGACCCGGCCTATGGATCAAGCGATTGGGCCGATAGTTTTGCGCTGCAAGTGTTCCGCTGTTACGCCGATGGAGTGGAACAGGTCGCAGAATTCAATACGCCAGAATTGAACACCTACCAGTTTGCCTGGGTCATCGCTCACCTTGCGGGAGCATATAAAAATTCCACACTAAATTTGGAAGTCAACGGCCCAGGACAAGCTGTAATCAACGAACTCAGAAATCTTCGGCGGCAAGCCGCGACATTGGGCGGCGATATTGGGCGCGGGCTTCTAAATGTTTACGGCTCAATGAAGCATTACATCTGGCGCAAGAACGACAGCCTTTCTGGAATCTCGTCGAGCGTCGGCTGGTTGACGACATCGAATACCAAGGAAAGAATGCTGGCGTATTTCAAAGATTATTTTGAGCGCGGAATGTTGACGATCCGCTCCGTAGATTTGTTGGACGAAATGAAATCCATCCGGCGTCAAGATGGTGACATTGCCGCCGAAGGCCGCAAGAAAGACGATAGTGTGATTGCAACGGCTTTGGCTTGCGCCGCTTTTGCCGAACAGGTGCAGCCGGTATTGGTGGCGTCCAAAATCACCAAGCGCGTCAACGAATCTCAGGAAAAATATACGCCAGCCCAAATCGCGGGACAGCGAACGGTATCGAATTATTTGCGAAAAATCGGCATGTATGGTACAGGGCCGTAAGGGGACTGATCATGGTCGGCATCATTTCGGATCGCACCAAGCGTATTGACAAGACGGCGAAGAAACTCGCCAAGGATTTCAAACGGAGCGATATAAAATCCGTGCGGCGCGGTGAAGCGCAGCCATCAGAGCAGCGCGGCCAAGGCGTCATTTGGGGCGACCCAAAAAATCTCGGCAACCTCAACATCACACCGCCCATTGCCGGTCAGCCGATTGGCATAAACCCGCACAATGTTGGCAATTTGACCGGCCCGCGTATCGGTAGTTATTTTGCCGATCAGCAGAATTTGAAAATTAGAAAATGAAGATTCCCGACAAACTGGAAGAACGGGATGAATTTTACCGGGATTTGACTCGCAAGTGCCTTGTCTCTCGGGAAGATCGCAAAGAGGATTACGACGCATGGCGGTCCTGGTATCTGTTCGGCAACGGACCCGATGACGCGCCAGCATATTTTAACAAGATATATCCTCATATCGCGCAACTTTCGTCTTTCCTCTATTCGGACGAGACAACAAGGTTCTCGATTGTTCTCGGTGCAAGTGCTGACGAAGCGGAAAATTCCAAAATCCCCGTCCTGACGCAAGCGGTCAACGACCGCTGGCACGACAGCAATACCGATATGGTTTTTTCGACGGCATTGGACTGGTCGTTTGCTTATGCGTCGATGTTCGTCAAAATCATCATCGACAAAAACGGCGAAATTCATCCATACATTGTCGAGCCGCGTTATATCGGCGTGTTGCGCGAAGATGTGCCGACAATGGACCGCCAAGAGGCGTTCGTTCATATCTACTACATCACCAAATCAGAACTTTATCGCAGGCTCTATTCGCATCCAAAACGGGATAGCATTGTGCAGCGTATCAACGCGCAACAGCATCCCGTATCCGATGTGCCGGAAGCGATTGATCGCATTGTCATGTCGCAAACCACGCCGAATATGATGGGCGTCGTCAATCTAGACCTTTATGGCTATAACAAAATGCGCGCCAAGGTCGATGAAGAAACCATCGAAATGCGCGAACTCTATGTTTGGAACGATGACATCGACGATTATCAGGTAGTCACCATCGCTGACCCGGATGTAATTGTTTATGATCGATCAAACGAAGAAATGTTCATCAAGGGCGAAGCGCCAATCCAGCAAATTTGCTCCAATCCGATGCCGGATTATTATTGGGGCCAGTGTGAAGTCCAACGCCTGATCGGCTTGCAGCAACTTCGCAACAATCGCATGTCGGAAATTTTGGAGTTGCTCAAGAAGCAGGTAAATCCTCCAACCGCGCTGTCAGGATTTACCGGACTGATCGACGAAAAGAATTTCGCCCTCAATCGTGAGGGCGGTGTGTTGATGAGCGACATGCCAAACGCCAAGGCGGATCGCTTTGCGCCGGATTTGCCGGATGATTTATGGCGGGAAATCGACCAAATCGACCAGATGGTCGGCGAAGCATCCGGCATAGGTCCAATCGTACAGGGCAAGGGCGAACCGGGAGTGAGGTCCGCCGGACACGCCTCACAGCTTGCGCGGCTTGGATCGTCACGCGCCAAAAAACGCGCCCTCATTGTCGAGGATAATCTGGAACGCCTTGCAACGCTCTATTTGAAAATTATGAAAGAGCGCGATAAGACGCATTTCAAAGACGAACATGGAAATCCATTCATCGCTGACCAATTCACCAACGATTTCACTGTCAAGGTTGACGCACATTCCAACAGTCCGATATTTATGGAGGATAGCCGGGCATTGGCGTTTACGTTGTTCAAGGCGCAAGCCATCGATAAAGAAACTTTGGTCAGGATGTTGCAGCCCCCGATGCAATCCATGATTCTCGAAAAACTAAAGCACTTGCCGCCGCAACAGCAAATGGCTCCCCAAGAAAACAAAAAAGAAAAATCGCAGGACAAAAAGGAATTGAAATCAATCGAAGGCGGAAAAAATGGCTAGAGGAAGCTCTACGACGACGATTGTTGGTGATCAGCCGCGCATGAGCGCAAAGCAATTGTCAACACGTTCAACAAGTGGTATGTCACCAGGGTATCGCATGCCGTCGATCAGAAAGGTCGGCAGTAGGAGCGGTGGCCGCCGTGATACGCGGTCGTAACGCACCGGAGCGCAGGCTCTCGCATGTATCGAAAAGCAAAGCGTAAGACACGCCGCTAACGATCCGGCGATTCGCTCCGTACAACGGAAAGGAGCTTCGGTTATGGCCCGTCGGCGTCGCCACAAGAAGCGGTAGTCGCTTCAAATTCCTAACGTCCGCCGCGTGGTCGGACGATAAAAATAACCACCGCATCTTCTGAGCGGCCCCGAATAATCAGGGCCGCTTTTATTTTGCTTGTTGACAATTGCAAAATAGGTCAATAATGCTGTCTTGTTGCGAATGTGGCCCTAGTGCGAGGGCGGTGGGGACAGTAATTGCCGTTACCGGGTGCGAATATTTCACCAGCGACAGGCGGACCTTCCCTCCCGCCCAGCGGCGGACCATCCGCGCCCCCCAATTCTGCTCCCACCGCCCCTTCCGCCGCGCCGATGGCGACACCGGAACCGAAGATGGGCACGCGGGAAAGCGCCCTCGTCAATCTCAACATGGCAACCGATCTTATCGAACAATCGCTCCCTGGCCTCGGGTCAGAATCGCCAGAGGGCCAAAAAGCCGTTGCGGCCTTGCGCCTTTTGGGCGGCATTCTGGGGCCACGCAAGCAACAAGTCGGTGAACTACAGCCCGCCGAAATTCTGCAAATGATTCAATCCCTGCCGAAAGGCATGGGGCCTCCGGGGGCATCCCCCGGCGCTGCAACTCCCGGCGGCGCTGGGGCTCCCCCGCCAATGACACCGCCGATGCCGGGCGGTGGCGCAACACCTCCAATGGCAGCATGAGGTCAAAATGACGGAGTTATTTAAGCCTAGAGGCGGCCTACAACCGCGCCGTCCTACCGACGACAGCCAACGTAACGGACCAATCGTCAATCCGCCGCGCTATGCGCGCATGGGCGGCCTCTCGTCGGCTGGCAAGGCTATGGAAAAAAATTCCATGACCATCCGTAAACCGGGCGACGGAAAAAAGGTAATCTGACATGGCATCGCTTGAGGATTTGGCCCCCGAAGTCCGCGACGAACTCGCCAAGTTGGCGCGCGATCTTTCGCAGAATCCGAAAACCCGCAAAGACTTTCTCAAACTCACCAAGCAAGCGCGTCCAGAGTTGCCGGTTCCAGAAATCGACCTCGATGAGAAAACCGACAAGGCGCTTGGCGAAGCCAACGTCAAGATCGAATCTCTTGAACGCAAGTTGATGGAAAAAGAGGCGCAAGAAAATCTCGATAAGCGCCGTCAGAAACTTATTTCGGAAGGCAAGGCCGACAATCTCGAACAGGTCGGGGAAATCGAGAAAGTCATGCTCGAAAAGAAAATCGCCGATCACGACACGGCGGCCGATTATTGGTCCTGGATGCGGCAAGCCGCGAAACCGTCTGCACCGCAATATTCTCCGCAAGTTCTTGACGCCGATACGCGCAAAAGCCTTAGCCCGTATTGGAAGAATCCTCAAATGGCCGCGCGCAGCGAAGCCGCGCAGGCACTTGATGACCTCAGAAAAGGAAAGGTCCGCCTCGGGCGGGTAAATTAGGAGCTAAACCATGCCCATCGGCGGCGGCATTCTTCCAGCACAAGGTACGACCCAATATACCGAGTTGACGTATGTAACGCGGCGCGCGTTCATCCCGAAACTCGTCGTTCAAATTTATAATTCGACTCCGCTGATGGCTTCGCTTATCGCCAATTCTCAAACGGCGACGGGCGGTGTTTCATCGGTCACTGTGCCGGTGCAAGGCGCGCAGTTTGTCAACGCGCAATGGTCGGATTATAGCGGGTCGTTCAATCAGCCATCCGTGCAGCAAGGCGCGTTCAACGCCGAATTCAATTTGAAGCTGATGATTGCGCCTGTGCCGTTCCTCGGCATGGAAGGCGTTGTGCAGCAAGATCACGCCATCATTCCTCTCATCGAAGCGCGCATGAACGATGCGACGAACGTAATGATGGATGGGATGGCGACGGCGATTTACAACAACACGACAAATACGCAGCAGTTCATCGGTCTGCCTGGTGCCATCGACGATGGCACCAATCTCGGAACATACGGCAATCTGAATCGAACCTCGAATACATGGTGGCAGTCGAAACGCTACAACGCCAATAACGTCAATCCGACGCGGCAGAACGTGTTGCAATACATCAGCGGCACGGTCAAAAAGGGCGCGGAAGTTCCGTCATTTGGCGTGTGTGGATTTGGCACCTGGACGCTTCTCGCCCAGGATTATGTCGGACAGGAGCAATACGTCATCACACCAGGTTCGGCGTTCTCGGAAAGCGAGGATGGTCCCAAGGCGGCGTTCCGCGCCCTTATGGTCGCAGGCGTTCCGGTTTATCCCGATCCTTACGCGCCGGAAGGAACGGTTTATTTCATCAACACGAATTACCTCTCGCTCTATATTCACGAGCAGGGTCAGTTCGTATTCACCGGCTTCGAGTCAACATTGCCGAATTTTCAGCTTGGGTATGTCGGTGCGGTGTTGATGATTGCGGAGCTTGTCAACACCAAGCCAAAAGCCATGTCTGTTATAACCAATTATAACAGCTTGACGCTGTAAGGAGCGCCACGATGGGAACCGGCACGAATAAAATCATTATCGCGGGGCTTAACACCAGCCAACCCGGCGCTTACTGGCAATATTCCAATGTGACGGTCGGGCAGGGAAACGCCACGGGCGGCCTTGGTTCTGTTTTGCCGCCAGGTACTTATCTCGCCATGCCGACGGCGCAAGTGGTCATCGAAGTCAATCTGCAAGCCGCGAACGTCAACGCCTGGACGACCCTTTATGGCAACGGCACGGGCGGCTTGGTGATTTCGGACGGGCAAAACGTCCGCGCCAACGCAACCAACGCTAATAGCCCCGTGATGACGCTCCTTGTGGTCGATCCTGGGTCTGCCGCCAACGTCACTGGCACATTTAACGCCGTTTAAGGGGCCACAGATGGCCAATGACAATCATGTTGGCGCAAGAACAGCAAGGCACTGGCAATACTATCGCCTAGGGCTTGCGAGTTCTGTTCCGCTCGGCGTTTCCGGCAATGCCATCGCCACCATCGCCATTATGGACGGTGGCGTTACGGCGAACATCGGCGGAAATTACATCGTCCGCCGCATTACGGTGCGAAACTCATCTGGCAGCGTTGCGGCCGCCAATTTGACGATTTCAGGGCCGTTGAGCGGGCAGATTACGAACGCTCAAGGCATGGCGGTCGTCTCAGCGGCTAATATGTACCAAGATTTCTCTCTGGTCACGAGCTACACAACTCCTTCAAACGCTTCCGTGTCAGTCTCTGTTCCAGCCACAACGACGATGCTTCAAGATCAGTTTTTTTATGTGAATGTTCAGGGTGCGGCGGCGGCGAACAACACGGTGGACGTTGCCATCTTTGGTGAGTTGGTCGATCCATGAGCGAAAAAATCGTTTACGTCACAAACACGTCGAGTGAAATTCTCGTCGATCAGTGGGACGGAAAGAAAATCGAATTTCCGCCCAATGTGGACGTAGCCGTTACAGAATCGCTCGCGCGGCAGTTTTTCGGCTGGCAGCAGGAGGATCGTTCACCGCAGATTGCGCGGCTCGGCTGGTCCTATACGCAAAATGACCTTAAGCAAGCCTTGGCGCGTCTCGATAAGTTCATCATTCGGGAAGCGCCCAAATCGGCACAACCGAAAAATGCCAAGGAACCGCCTTTGTACGTCGTCAATAACGGAAATTCAGACTTTTCCGGCAAGTACGACGGGAAAAATTACGACTTTCCGCGCGGTGAATCCGTGCCGGTGCCCGAAGCCGTTGCCGTTCATCTTTTCGGACACGGTAAGTCCAACAAAATCGATGAATGCCACCGTCTTGGCATCGATCCTGCAAACGCCGACAAGTTTTTCGATAGTTTCTCCATCACCAAAACACCGCCGCAAAAAAAGCGCGCGGCATGACGCATGAATGGCAACCTCTCTTTCAGACTACCTCACGCAAGTCGAGAGAATCCTTCACGACGCTAATAATGTTTTCTGGTCGCAAGCCGAACTAATCGACTATATCAACACGGCTCGTAATCGCGTCGTCCGCGATACCGGAGCGTTGCGAACGCTGCAAAACGGCAACGTCACGGCGAACGTCGAATCCTACATCTTCAATCAATCCTTCAAGCCCAATGGGAACATCACTATGGATGTTCTCAACGTCAATCTGTTTTGGGGAAACACCCGCGTCCCGCTTTATTACATGCCATGGACAGATTTCAACGCGCAGCTTCGGTTCTGGCAGAATTACGTCGGCAGGCCGGTCGCGTTCTCTCTTTATGGTCCGCAAACCATTTATGTCGGCCCGACACCGGACCAGAGCTATGACTTTGAGGCCGATACGGTCATCGAGCCTGCGCCGTTGGTCAACCTCACGGATGTGGACAACATTCCCGATCCATGGACGCATCCGGTTAAATATTATGCCGCGTATTGCGCCAAATACAAAGAACAGTCCTACGGCGAAGCGGAAATTTTCATGCAGCAATACCGCCAGCAAATCCAATCCGTGATTGCTGGAACGCGGACGCGACGGCTTTTTTCGCCCTACATCAGCCGGTACTAAAATGGCTGAAAAAACACCTGAACAAACCAAACGGTATCAGGTCGCCAAGAACTTCAAGGGCCTGAATACGAAATCCAATCGCACCGCCATCGACGACGAAGAATTTTCCTGGCTCGAAAACATGATGCCGATTGGTTTCGGCAACATGAAAAGCGTGCCGCAAGTCTCCAATGTGCAATCGGGCGGCGCAAACGTCATTTGGGCCAACACCGTCACGTCTCTGCAATCGCTCAATATCTCGAACACCGATTATATTATGGCGTTCGAGAAAAACGGCGGCGCGGAATTTTATAATCTGAATACGAATATGAAGGGAACGATTGCTGCGCCAGGCAAGTTCTCTATGTCGAATGTGGCGGTGACACAATGGAAAGACGAAAGAGCCGTTATCATCGACCCTTCCAACGGCTATTTTAGTTGGGATGGAAACAATGTTGTTTCTATCGGATCGCTTGGCCCCATCGGCCTGACAAATCCAGGTGTTGGCTATAGCGAAATTCCGTCCATTGTTATCTCACCGCCTGACGATCCTAACGGCGTTCAAGCGACGGCAACGGCCGCCGTCGGTCAAAACGTAGGCACGGTGCAGGAATTCAATGTCAGCAATGCCGGTGCTGGCTATCAATGGGTTCCGAATGTCACTATTTCCGCCCCTCAATTATCGACAGGGGCGCAAGCCGTTGCGACAGCGACGATCCTTTCCGGCTCCGTCGTTGCAATCAATATGGTTTCTCCGGGTTCGGGATACACTTCGCCGCCGACAGTCACGATTAGCGGCGGTGGGGCCGTTACAAATCTAGCGACGGGTGTTTCCACCATTGTCACGTCACCGTTGCAAAGCATTTCTTTGGTGAATCCGGGAACGGGTTATAAAAATCCCCCGCTCATTACTATTGTCGGCGGCAATCCGTCAAATATCGCAACGGCCCAAGGCGGCATTATAAATTTTTCGACAGGCACCGTTGCTGGACTCATTCAGGCCGGTGGCGGCGGATATACCAACCACTCCAATATCGTTGTCACGATCATTGGCGGCAATCCTCTCAACGTTGCCACTGCCGTTGCTGGCCTCAATGGCGATCAGGTCGGCTCTATCATCATGACAAACCCGGGAATTGGGTATCAATCTGTCCCGGCGATTACCATTGCCGGAGGCGGCGGTTCAAATGCAACAGCAACGGCCGTGGTTACGACAAATTCTCCCACATCAATCGCTACGTTTAGCGGCCGTGTATGGATAGCGCAGGGGCGTGTTGTGTTTTTCACCGCTGCCGACAGCTATAATGACTTTGCATCTGTCAGCGCCGGAAATTTCGAGATTACCGATACGACGCTGCATAGCGTTATCAGGGGTTTGTTGTCGGCCAACAACTTTCTCTATATCTTTGGAGACGATTCGATCAACGTGTTTTCTGACGTTAGTGTTCAAACCGATGGAACGACGGTGTTCACCAACACGAATGTCAGTGCATCTGTCGGTACGCGGTTCCGTGAGTCGATATTCCCTTATTATCGCACCGTTCTATTTATGAACGATTACGGAGCGTTCGCCCTTGTCGGCGCAACCACGACAAAACTATCCGATCAATTGGACGGACTCGTGCCGCTCATCGATTTCACGAAACCAATTACGGCCGGGCAAGTACTCATCAATAACATTCTGTGCGCCTGCTTTAATTTCACTTATAACGATCCCGTTCAAGGGCCACGGCAATTGCAAGCTGTGTTTTTCGACAAGAAATGGTTTCTGACATCGCAGAATCAGGTCAACAACGTCACCAACGTGCCACTTGGCAAACAAAATATGTACGGAACGGATGGCATCGCCCTGTTTCAGATGTATGCGAATGCCACGAATAGCATCAACACCATAACGCAAAGCGCCTTGTGGGCGTTGGGCGACCCAATTCGTACCAAACAAGCTCTGAAATACGGTGTTGAAGCGATTTTGACCTCTGCCACAGGCATAACCATCTCGATTGACAGCGAACAATCTCTGACGACAGGAACGGTTAGCCCCGCGACCAGCACGACAAATCCCTTTACGTGGGTGAATGGCAGCAGCCTGCCATTTAGCTGGTTCAACGGAAACAGTCAGGCATTTTCTTGGGTTTCCGGCGGTCAAAACCAATCCGGTTATTTCCTGTTCAAAGGCGACGCACAACAATATGGAAAATATATCGGCCTTACGGTAACATCGAATAGCGGGGCCATGACGATTAGTACGCTTGAGCTTGAACACGAACTGCGTGCGAGATTCTAATGGCCTATCCAGCTAATCTAGCCGTCACGAATTGGGGATCGCTGCAAAGCGGCAACACCGCCGATCTAGACACGAATTTTCGCAATCTGCAAGTTGGCCTCAATGGCATAGGCAATGGTGCAAGCGCCCTTTCATCGGTAGCAATCTCTGTTGCAAGCATCGGTCAGTCCAACGTTGGTGGCATAAACGGTAATTCCGCCGTTTTTCAATCGTTGTCATTGCAATCTCCGCTACCTATCGGTAGTGGCGGCAGTAATCAAACGACGTTTGCAAATTCATCTGTGGTGGTGATTACGGCTGGGTCCATGACGGGCGTATTGCCAATCGCCAATGGAACGGTTTTGATGAGTAACGGTACGGCTTGGGGACCAAACACCATACCATCATCCGCATCGACAAATCCATCGCCGCAAAGCAATTCTCTTTCTGGAAATGTCTCTCTTAATAACACATCAACATATTTCGACGGTCCAAGCGTCAATGTTGGCGGAATTGGTACGTGGTTTGTTAGCGGAACGGTAACATGCAAAGACACGACCACCGCTAATTTTGCGGCTAAATTGTGGGATGGTACGACCATCTTGGCATCCACATTCGGACAAGGGGCGTCTGGCGTATCCGTGCCATTACCTCTCTCTGGATTCATTACTAGTCCGGCAGGACCGTTAAAAATATCTGTTCAAGACCAAACTAATACCACCGGACAAATAGAGTTTAATGCGAGCGGGAATCCTCACGATAGCACAATTACCGCTTATAGGATTTCCTAATGGATTTCTCCGCGCTCCTTGACGTGAAATTCGCGGATACCAACAGTCTTTTTCCGTTTTTGTTCGAGAACGGTTTACAGCATCAGCTTTTCAGAACCACGCTGTTTAACAAAGGCGTGACCAATGTTCCGGCTTACCCGATTATGGATTTGACCCCGGATAATCTGGACGATTGGTTGCTGGCACATGAAGTCGAACATCAGTTCTTCGCGGCCCAACTGAAACTCTCAAATCCGTTTAATATGTTCGATGTCGATTGGAACAAAGAAGATGATTTTTACGATTGGATTGCCACACATGAATTGGCGCACGAGCAAATCGCCAATGCTCTTAACATCTTCAATGTGAGCTAGGTCATGCCGCAACAACCGCAACAGGGTCAACAACAAGTCAATCCGTTGCCTATCATGTTGGCGTCAGCCAAAAAGGAAAACCCAGGCCTAGACCAGAACAAATTTACGGCTCAGATCGCAAAGCTAGTGAAAAATCCGGCCAATAAACTCTTACAAGTCCGAAACAGTGTTTTTTTGCTGTTTATCAAACAGCCTGGGGTAATAGAATTTCACACATTTTCGACGGCTTCGCCGCAGGAATTGGTGCAAGACGCCCATCAGGCTATCGGCGCAGTGAAGAAAGCCGGGGCCAAGCACATCTACACATTTACGAGCGATCCGAGACTGGTTAAGCTCGTACAAGCCACGGGACTACCATGGAAAGTGTCACAATCGCAACAAGTGATTGGGAATCATGCTTCTCCCGCTTATCGTCTCGATTTGGATTTGTGACATGCCG